ATCTATTAGTCGCGGGCCATTAGCTCAGGGGATAGAGTGGCAGACTTCGAATCTGTTCGTCGGGGGTTCGAATCCCTCATGGCTCACTAATTGCAATGAGTATAGCTGTTATTTTAAGGTTTAAGAAACTGAATTAACATAAAATTAACATAATGTCATTGCTCAAAGAGCAGCTAAGATTTTCTTAGTGGCTCTTTTATTTTTTAAGAACTGTGATATAATAATCGTAAAATTCGAACGCATGTTCATTTGTAGGTGATAATATGAAGATTATAAATGAACCTATTAAAGTTATAGCTATATTTAATAAGGATGGAAAAATTGAGCCGGTAAAGTTCTGGTACGAAGATGAGACAGTAATAGTTGAAAAAATTCTCAAAACTTATGAAGATAAGAGCTTTGGAAATAACAATATAATGTTTGTGTGCCAACACAAAGGAAGCTCCATTTATGAATTAAAATATGACTTTAAGAGTAACATCTGGTACATGTACAAAAAATAAAGCCAGGATATTCAGTCCTGGCATCCTTGAAATTTGGAATTAAATTAAGCATATATAGCATTCTAATTTATAAGCATCTATTCAAAATAGTAATAAATTAAAACTACTAAAAAAAGAACTACACAACTTTCTAAACTTATTAATCCTTTATTATTTTTTAATTTATCAAAAACTGTCTTTTCTTTACATTCTTTAAAACTGTCCTTGATTTTTTCACCAATATAGAAAACTATTATGAAGATAAAAGCAATAAAATTATTTCTATGACTATATAATTTATATTCAAACAACATATATGAAAAATAATTAAACCATATTATACATGTGAAAATTAATACTATCTGAAACAAATCATATAAAGTCACACCATAATCACTTTCATCAATTTGCCTTGATAGTATATTTAAGATATCTTTTGTCTCTTGAACCTCTGTTTCAGTTTTATTTATCAATATATTAACTTTACTAAGTTTTTCATCTAATTCTTCTTTAATTTTTATGTTTTCTAAGCAATCAATACTATCAAGTCCTTCAATTTCCTTGATAAGTGATTTAGATTCCTGCTTATTTTTTTTTAGAATACTTTCACATTTGTTTAATTCGGTTTTAGCCTCATAATACTCTTTTTTTAGCTTATTAATATCACTGCTTTTTATACTATTTACAAAAATAACGAAAACAAAGACAGCCATTAAAAATACCGAATTTAAGAATAAACAAAAGAATATAAGTTTAGTAAACTCTAAATTAAAAAACAACTCTCTATTATAAATAAATACGTATGAAGTGCTTGGGATAATTAAAATAAATATTCCCATTACTATTTTTAAAATTGTACCATAATCTCGATCATTTATGACTTCTATCATTGTTTTTATTAAATCTTGCATTTTTCACTCCAAGGATAAAACATTTTATAGAAATATATTACAATATATTGCATTATTTGTCAAAAAATAAAAAAAGACCGGACATATTAGCCCGGTTCTTCTTCTTGATTTGCAAGATCTTCAAATAACAAATTCTTTGATCTATTCAATTCATATACAGCTGCTTCGATCAAGGCATCAAGTTCTTCATCCGTAATAGTAATGCCTTTTCCCTTTAGAAACTCCATAACATAAGTCTTCTTACTGGGGCCGCTTTCAGGCACTTTGAAGATCTGTTCGGCAGCGGCCACTGCAGCATTTACCCACATCTCAATAACTGAGAGTTTCTCATTGCCTATTTTGGCTCTAAGCCAAGGCACTACAAAGTATGTCAACACTAAAGTGATAACCGTTAAAACGGCCATTAAGATTTGATAAATTGCATTTTCCATTAACTCATCATCCTTTCACATATTATTATTGTTCTGATCATATCCTCCGATAAATCAAGTTCTCCAGAGCTGTTGCCTTTGATATAACCTTTATCAACCCAACCCATTACATACGCCTGCATCCATTCAGGCATGTCCTTTATGTTTTTGTACCTTTTTACTTCTGCCACTATCAAATCAACCTCTCTTTCTTCTAAAATTGTGAAGTAATTCTGCGGATCTATTGATACGCCCTGAGCATTTCTCACTTCAAAATGCAAATGACTACCGAAGCTATAGCCTGTCTGCCCTTCTACACCGACAGCCTGTCCCTTTTTTACCTTCTGTCCCTTGGCCAGTAGGCGCTTTGATAAATGGCAATAATGAGGATAGTAACCATGGCCATCATCAAGCTTAATGTAGTTCCCCCACTCCCAAGTTGCGTTTGTTTTATCCAGGATGATTTGTGAACTGACAACCGTTGCATCACATAATGCTAATACATTTTTGGAAGTCAAGCCAACACAATCTATCCCCTTATGTGTCCTGGTATCTCCATTTGCCAGTGTTCGCGGACCAAACCAAGATGTTACTTTATACTCTCCGTCATATAGTTTCATCATCTTTAGCAACTCCCTCCTCTTCCAATATTTTTTCTTTCCTATGTTTGACTATTGCCAGCAGCCACTTTACATCACTGCCTGCATCATCAAGATTCTCAAGTATTGATTGGCACTCTCTTAAAAATAAAATAGAGTAAACAACCGTTCCGAGAAATGCTGCTACTCCGGCAACCGGTGATACCCTATAACTTAAGCCAACCATTATGAAAATTATCAGATATGCAAATATTTTTCTTGATGTTCCCACCCACATACTATTACTGTTTATATATTTGCCTTTTATGCTTTTCCATAGCCCGCCATGATGGACAGCAATTGAGTAATACTTTGTAATGATGTCTAGCACCATAACACCTACTACTGCACAAAATGCCGTCAAATATGAGCTCTCTGGAAATAGAACGTACATTACAGCGCTTAAAAATATTGCTGCAATTGGCTGCACGTTCTCAAATGCATTTTTTAAATACTCATTCAATCCAACACCTCTCAAATTTAATTTTTAAATATAAAAAGGACCTCCGGAAGAGATCCCTTTAGGACACGAAATTTTTCTTTTGTTGCCTAATTTTGTTTCTTATATCTTCTTATTATAATCACGTATACCTAATAAAGTATTGTATAATTTGTCCATATAAAATATCTTTGAAACTTTCCGAATTAATAATAGTAACCCAGCATTAAATATCAAAATAATTATTGGATTTAAAAATTCAAATATTGGGCTTTCAATAAAAAATCTTCTAATTGGAAAAACCATAAAATGAGTTAAGTATATACTAAATGTGAGGTCTGATAAATTGTGAAAAACAGGCTTATTAAATATTTCCATTGTTGATAAAGTAAAAATGAAAATCATACCCGCAAGTTGCATTGGTATTGCTAATTTAGAAAAATATCCACCTGCATTCGGCTCTATTAAAAATACTATAAATAATAAAATAATATAGCTTGGAATGATATAAAATACTTTTGTTTTTAGGAAAGAAAAAAAGTCTTCTAACCTTCCTTTTGCTATAACACCAATAGAAAAATAACCTATCCAATTAAACACATTTAAATAATTATTTACTTTTATTCCTAAAATTTCTGCGAGGTAATCAATTAATCCAAAGCTTGTTAATATAAGCGATAATATGTTTATGATTATAAATATTTTCAAGAATAACTCTCTTCGTACTAAACACATAAAGCAATAGCATAGCATGAGCACTGATAAATACCATAAATACGTTCCATTTCCCAATAGCCAATTTGCCAAATTTAGAATACTGAAATTTATAAAATTTGTTTTAAATTGATTATAAAAATATAGAATGCTTCCAGTAAATACCCAAGGTACTAAAATTGTTAAGAATTTTTTATGCCAGAATTTTTTTATTTCAACACTATTATTAATATTAAAATAATACCCAGAAATAAAAAGAAAAACGGGTACACCAACAGCACCAATACGTTCAGTAATATTTCCTACAAAATAATAATCAGCATTACGTGAATGTGCAAATATTACTGATAAAATAGCAAAAACCTTAGCTATTTTCATTACATAGCTTACATTAACATTCGAATTGTTTACCACAACAAATTTCTCCTCTTTAAGTATTGAATACCTAATTATTATATCATATACTAATTAGGTATTCAAACCTAATTAGTATATGTCCTAAGCTACATTAATATTGTAATTGTCCTGTATATAATACTATAATGTAACTATTTCGTTAATAATTTCTTGTTTTTCATCAACTGTTAATGCAGGATAATCTTGCAATATTACTTCAACTGTTATTTGTTCTGCTTCAATTCTTGCTTTTATTGCTCTTACAAATATTCTTAATTTCCATCCTGGCATTATAAACCTCCTCCTAATATTTCGGCTATAGCCATCTCTAAGTCTAAAAACCTTTGTTCTTCAGTCGTTGGTCTTTTCGGTATGTTGTTTATAATGTTTATTTCATTTTGAATTTTTTCGTCAGTTTTAACTACTATCTGTCCATCAAACATATATAAATATATACCTTGAATATCTGATAAATTTGGATTGACTTCTCCAAACAATTCAAAATGCCTTTGACCATTTTCATTAACACAAATATCGGTTTCCAACGGAGTTTCAAATGCATCTGAAAAACCTTTTATAATATTGTTGTTTATATCTAATCTTATATAGTGTTTATTCATTTAAGCCTCCTATATTTCCGCATCTGCTGTGTAATGATAATACGCATTAGCATTTGATACTCCACTCGTTATATTAATTACGCCAAACCCATTTAATCCAACCAAAACAGCTTCAGCCGACTTATCGCCGCTGTTTGCAATTTTATCGATAGCACCTGATGTTGAATAAATTTTCACGGTAGGAGTTGTTCTTTTGGATACTTTAAAAATTGTGCCGGACATTTGACCGGCACTTGGTCTGACTGCAAATTCAATTATAGAACCTATTTCTGTTGCTGTTCCCGGAGCAACATCAACATTCCAAGTTTTTTCGAAGTATCTTTGACATAACAATAATTCTAATCCTATAGGTCTTTCCTCGTATGCTGTTGCTTTTAATCCTGTTTCTAATTGTACTTTAATTGCTGTAGCAGGCACTATAACACTCGTGTTTCCTGCTGTAACCGTTGCTGTTATAGGTGATACTGCTGTTGTACCTCCAAACGTGCCTGTGCCACCACCTAGCCATGATAATGTATAAGTTTCTGCTGGCAAAGCTTCGATGACTTGTTCAAGTCCGTTCGCGTGACCTTTCCATCTATCATAACCATATACACCTACTGATTGAGCTTTTGCAGATGCAACCCTCTGATTGACTGTAAAATCACCATTGATAATTTTATTTTTTAAGGCTCCCAAAGAGTTATTTTGTTCCTTAACTTCATTGACTGCTGCTACTAAATTCGTCTTGTCAGTTGTTACTAGATTTGCTAATTTTCCCACAGCCCCATCTATTGTAGCATTATCTTCTACAAAGTCTAGTCTCTTGGGATATTCATTACCGGCCCATTGGTTAAGACCTAAATTCGTTGTTTTATTTACACTCGGCATTATACAACCTCCTTGTATACTTCAAATTCATCCCAGGTAAGATTGAGTGTATCCCAGGTGTCAAAAGTCTTGTTATAACCGTCAAATTCATCCCATGTAATATAGGAGTATTCAAAAGTAAAAGTTAAATGAGCCGGCTTTATTTCTTCGATTGTAAGTGTCAAATCTGCCATGTTAGCCGGTACCCCTTTAACCCCTACAAACTTAATTTTAAAGCTATAGTTGGCCGGATCTTCGATAACATCAACTTCACCATTGCTGAAAGATGCCGCTGTATCTATGATCATCTTCTTTGTTACTGTTCCAATCCCCCTTATTTTCGCTCTAATACGTTCTCGCCTGAATTCGTCTGATTTGTTTACATCAACTTGTATTCCATATATATATTCATACCTGGACAATAAAGCTGAAGCTGTATTAACAAAGCACTCAGCAATCGTATCATCGAGTTTGCTGGCCAAAGAGTTTATATCCGTACTCAGGATTTCTTGAAGCTCTTCCATGGCAAGATTACCTTTATAGTAATCCGGAAGTAATGTTATGAGGTCCAACTATACCACCTCCGTAAGTGTAACTATTCCTGCTATTGGCATTTCCTCATTGTCTATTGTTATGTTTGCTGTACCACCGTTGACAAGTAAGGAATTGTAATCCTGTACTCCGGCTGTTGCCAGCAGTATACTACCTATTTTGGCATAACTTACACTGTAAGTCTCAAATACGGTATCTTTTAAGTATTCAGTCAATGCTGCTATGAATGCTGTCTGCACATCTGCCAGAAGCTGAGTTCCGTCAAGTATTACGTTAGCAGTGGGTACCTATTGTCTGACTTGTAGGACTGCCAACAGTAACGGCAGCACCTATTGGCCTGACTGTTTCAATGTAAGCTGCTACAATAGCAGGTAATGCTGCGTCAATGGCCATATTACTGTCCACAACAAGAACTTTTACAGTTCCTGCGCCACTCCATAGTGGAAATACCTTTGCGTCCCCTACTCCGGGTACTTCCAAGGCCCATTCCTTATAATTGTCAGCATTTCCGGATGTGCTTGGTGATTGTATCTGAGCATAGAATCGGGCACGTAGATTGTCATCTGTTTCTTCATCGGCTCCAGAGATAAGTATAGAAGTTAAAGTAGCTGTAATGCCTGCTACATTGTCGATATTATCTAAAGTTCCGGAAAACTGATTACCTATCACACCAAGCTGTTCACATTGAGCTTTATAAACATTTGTTGACACCAGTTCAGTAATTACATAAGTAGTATCCTCTAAGCCCCACCTTGTACCTATTGCAACAACACCGGTTGTATCAACCTGTCTTATTGCATAAGTAGCGGCTTTTCTTGTGATACCATAGTCAGCAACTACTCTGTCGAGATATTCATCAACAGCTGTATCACCGCTTACCAGATCTATAAAGTTATTCAATAAAAAATAAGCTTGTGCCAATTGGTAAGCACATGGAGCCAGCGCGTCATATATGATAGAGCCTTCACGCTTGTCTACATCACTTGTAACTCTGCTTAACATATCAGCAAGAATATTTTCATATGTCATTGTTTCGAACATTATACGTTCACTTCCTTCGTTATCTCTATTTCGCCATATATACTTACCACGTCAAATGCGCATAGCACTTCATCACCTGTAATGGTGAATTTAAAGTTCTCGACACTTGTAATCCGGTTATCCTGGAGTAAGCAATCTTTTATTCTTCTTTTAAGCTCTACTTTTACATATGCAGGATCTCTGCCAATCAGACTTTCAAGCTCAATTCCGAAGTTAAACGAATAAATCGGAAATTCATATTTTTCAGTACTTAGCGCTTTATATACATGCTGTTCCAGAGCTCCTAAATCATCTGTAAAGCCTTGAATATTTGTTTCTGATAGTTTATATGTTCTTGTTTGTTCAATTGTATCCTGAATGGTTAATTCGACATCTATTAGCCCTTTTGGTATCATTCAGATATCACCTCCAGGATAAAGAATTGTTGTCCTCCATGATTCCTTAAAAGTCTTACTTTACGGCCAGCAACCAGCGAACCCTTTAAATTGCCATAGACAAGCTCTAAGGGTATTGTAAGTTTGTCACTCACCTTTATTCCTTCGCTTGTCACTGTGCCAATAAAAAAACTACATAGCTTTTCATTGCTCAGGTAGTTTTGCACTATGGTTTTAATCTCATTTATCATATTGCCACCTCCACAGTCATTGTGTGAACGGGTAAGAATTCATGTGTTACTGATTTGACTAGGAGCCGCTTATTGAGGCCCACATCTTCAATAGATGCGTAAAAACTTGTCCCGGCTCTCACCCTTGTATCTCCCAGGCAATTCAAAGTCAATGTTTCTGTTTCTCTATTGTAAAGACTTAATAACATGTCTGCTTTTGCTTTTGCCTGTGATGGATTACCGTTCTTGTCAAGCACTTCGAAATACTGCAGAAGCCCAAATTTAGCAATGGAGTTGTTGTCCTTTGACATATATACATCTCGTTTGCCTGTTGTTTCATTGTCGCTAACAAGCTTAATCACGTTGTAAAAATCATCATCTATAGACTTTTGGTATTCGAAGTCATAGCACAAACTTTCATCGCCTAAAACTAAATCCAGCCTTAAATCCTCAAGGTCCCTTATAGCCACACTCCCGAACTCATCTCGAAGTGCGTACCATTTACCTTTATTCATCAGTGTATCGCTAAGAGCCTTGTAAATGATATCAAGCCAGGTCTTGTCGTCCTGGACACTAGTAGCAAGCTTATATACCGTGTCGGTTAATAATCCGATTGGCAATCCGAAATAATTGCACATCTTATTAACAAGGGTAGTCACTGTGTCATTTTTTACCACTATAGTGTCCTTTGACTTGCAGTATCTTAGTTGATCATAAGCTGTTATTGAAATTGCTTTTCTTTTGTTCTGGCCATGTTTAAACGCATAGCCATAAAAGATATTTGTATCATCGTATTTGAATCTTATGATACTGCCATTTTCAAGCTTTAAATTATCATCTACATAGGAAAATTCAAACTTGCTGCAGCCATCATTTAGCTTATCCGTAAATGAAACAGACTTCGCAAGTTCACTTATTTCATATATCTGGTCAGTCTCAACTAAAAACTCCATCATGATAGAATCACCAACTTCTGTCCTGGATAAATCAGGTTAGGGTTTTTAATGGCGTTTTCAGTGACAATTTTATTGTACTTGGAGCCGTCCCCATAGTATTTCTTTGCAATTGCCCAGAGGCTGTCTCCGCTTACTACTGTATAGCTACCTGTGCTTTTTGGATTTACTGCAACCGGAACTTCAACTTTTGCTGTGCTTGCTACCGCGGTCCCGGATTGCTGTACCACAACAGACTTTTTACCATATTTCTTGTATTCGAGCAGTTTGAAGCTGATATATTTGTCCCCCTCTTCTCCTGCCTTTTCAACTTCTTTTAACTCCTCGATAAGAACAAGCAAATTGATATCATCACCGATACCATTACTTGCTATAAACCTGACATGCGCCAAGTCGTTTCTCCATTTGCTGAACAAATTCAAATAGTAATCTGCATCCTTGAAGTTTCCAGAGGTCTCAACGTAATGTAAGGCTTCATGAGGAAATTCAACTTCAAAACTGTATTCTGTCAGTTCCATATGTGTTGGTATAGCTATCTGTCCTAGCTTTAATATCTGATATCTTTCTATAGCTTGAACAGAGCTTTTGTTCAACTCTTCAGGATTCACTGGGAGTCTATATGTTTTATTATCATAATCAAAAAATATAGCATAATCAGACATCATAAACCCCCTCTGCAGCTGTTGCAATTTCTTCCTGAAGTATTAATTTAAGTCTACCGGTTACCTTATCAATATCCGCTTCCTCATGAACATCTCCAAATGTTACTGTAATATTTGGAGCCAATGTTGCCGTGCTGAATTTATTTATATAATCCCTTTCAGCTATATCTCGAAGGTATTGAATATTCTCGTCCGACATATCAACTTCGACGGATCCGTTTGCTCCGGTTCCTTCTATTGTTAACGGATTGTTTGATGTTCCAAAGTCAGCCATATCAAAACTTGATGATCCTTTATCCAATGCTGCTTGCGCATCCGCAATTTTAGATTGTCTCAAGCTTGAATTCAACCTGGTATCATACTTCATATTCTTCAAGATTTCAGCCCTTCCGGCTTTACTTGCCTCATATTCAATCTTTGCTGTAGCACCAAATGTAACATTATCGATAGTGTCAAAGGCAATTCCAGGAATCTTATTTGCAGCTGTTATAAATTGATTAATAAGATCAATTCCACCGTTTACCATTTCCTGTGTCGTGCTCAAGAAGTCCGCTTTCATACCTTCTGCAAAATCAACAATGGCAAAAGTAGCTGTAGCAAAACCAATACCTAACCAATCAAGTCCAGTAAGCATCTTATCAACGGCAATCTGCCAAGCTATATCAATACCTCCTACAGATTGTACCCATTTGGCAATTACCGCAACAATAATACCTATTAAAAGAGCGACCCACATTAAAGGATTCGACAATAATGTTGCCTTCAATCCTTTGTTTGCTATATCTGCCTGGATAGCAGCAATTTTCATTATTCCTAATCCAAAAGCATAGGCGCCTACAGCTATAGCCGCCCCGTAGAAAATAGGCTCTAGGCTATCCCAATTGTCACCTATCCACTGGCCTCCTTCTGCAATCTTCTGAATAACCGGAAGAAATTGTTGCAGAAGTGTATTTTGAATAACGGTCCATGCCTGGCTGAATGTCATAGGTATATCAGCAAACTTGGCATTAACTTCGTCTGCTGCACTGAACATTGCAGTCTTTATTACATTTGATGTGATAAGTCCGTCAGCAGCCATTTCCCTTAGTTCACCGGTTGACTTACCCAAACTCTTAGCTATTGCCTGTGCAAGCATAGGCGCATTTTCCATAATGGACCTAAATTCATCTCCTTGAAGCCTGCCTGCTGCCATTGCCTGGGTCAACTGATACATAGCATTAGTGGACTCACTTAATGAGGATCCTGACACTTTGGCCATCTTCTGGAATATCTCAGTAAAAGCTATTATTTCTTTGTTACTATCGAATGAATCTTTAGCCAAAAGAACAAGCTTAGCAACTGATGAAGCTGTGCTTGCATATTCGCCTCTTGCGCGCTGTGCCGAAGCAAACACCATATCCTGCAGCTTAGCTGTTGTCTGAAGCCCATCATTGACCAGGTCAAGTCTCGCTGACGTGAGAGTCATTTCATCTGCTAGATTTAATGTTTTCTGAACTGCTGCAAGGCTGACCACTGTTCCGACCAATTTCCCAAGTCCTGAACTTGCTAAGCTCGCATTCTTGTTCATTCCATTTAACTTATTATTAAATGAGTCAGCACTCTTGCTGGCTCCCATGAGCTTGCTTGAAGCAGCATCTGTCTTAGCCATTACCTTATCTACTGTTCTTGAATAGCCATCAGTCAGTTTGAATATAGAGTTCAACGTCGCCATTATCGCCTACCTCCTTTCGCTTTATTTACTTGTTTTTTCTCTTCCTCTACCCTCAGCTGAGTGCTTGCATATAGAAAAGCTTTTTCTTTTTCACTCATGTTTGCAATAACTGAAGGCAGTATATGTAACTTCTGAAGTGCAAAATGAGCCAGATTAAACTCAGGATCATTTTGCTTTATTCGTTTTTTACTTCTTCAATATCCTCGTTTATGTCGCCATCCAATCCGGATAATTCAGTGACTGCCTGTGACAGAGTCGCAAACTCTCCTATGTTGAGCATAACCCCCAACAATGAAGTTTCACCTAATACTCCATAAGCGTTCTGCAGTTCCGCATTTTTCAAGTCAGGAAATATGACAGCACTTGCAACAAGCGCATGAGAATATTCTGTTCTGTCCAGCCTTTCCTGGCCTGTTTTCTTGTCTGTCTTGGTATATTTCTTGATTAACTGAGCATTCTCTTTTTCAGATATTGGTCTGATTACAAACGGAACAGGCTTGCCATCTTCTACAAATCTATTTGATATTACCACTTCTTTATTTTCAATTTTTACTGGGTTTAAAAATGCTTTTAATGAACTCATTTAATTTACCTCTTTCTGTTAATATTAAAAAGGGAGCTCGCGCTCCCGATTATCTGTAATTTTCCGGCAAAACAAAACTTTCAAGGTTTTCAATTCCATCATAGGTAAAGTCGCTGTCAAAAGTAATCGGATCATCCGACTCCTCCACTGCCGCAACAGGAATGTTGTTAAAAATTACATTTGTCATAACTACTTCCTGTCTTCCGGTGGTTGACTGCGCGTCTTCGTTTACTACCTGCAGCTTAATAGGGCTTCTCACTCCATTTTTTAGGAATGCTATAGCATGATTAAGCTGTTGGCTATTCATAAAATATAATGTTGCGGAGCCGGTCCCGGTTGCCCCTACGACTTTATGTTGAGTCATCTTATTGCCCAGCATACGTCTTGCCTGGACAATCAATTCAAGCTGAGCCCTAAGGCTCTGTGTTTCAAACAATTCTCTATTGGCACCATCCATTGTTACATAGGCTTTGCCTTCACTTGAAGCAACGGTATCGCTTAATTGTACGTAATTATCCATATTTTGAGCCTCCTTTCTTATGACAAGTTAACAGTGATGTAAATCTTTTCAACACTGTCAACCGGCTTAATATAGCAATCAATTAAAACTGCATCAGAAGCAATTCCTGCTGAAACAGTTACGTCTTCAGGAGTAAATTCCTGTATAGCTCCAAGTCTTTGAAGTTCATTGAAATACTCAATCAAAGAAGCTCTTAAGAGAGATCTTCCATCAGCATTGTTATTTACCTTGCCAATGTAATTCGATTCAAATATTTCAGTGATGTCATTGTTAATACCATCTATTGTTCTTATTACACGGTTTTTCTTGAACATTGCGCCCTTATCAACTGTAATTGTAGTCAAAGAGTTAATGTCATATACAGCTGACACGTTCTGAGCCGTATCAACCTTGAAAATGAATTTGCCGGCAGTTATTGCGGCTTCCATCTCCGTCTTTGTCATTCTTGGGGAGACATCAATAGCACCTACATACTTCTTGCCAGTGTTAGACTGATATATGTTTGCTCCTGCTGTGACTCCTGCCACCCATGCTGCTGTCTGTTCAGATGTCAAGGTTGTTCCATCAGATAATTTTACTCCCTGTGCAACATTTATAATTGCTTCACTGTCTGCAACATAGTCTGCTAGCACGCCCTGAATTTTAATTCCTTCGTCATCACGCATTGATTCAATCCATGTAGCGATAGACAGTTGATTAGCTGAATATGTTGCTGCCGGATACGGATAACAAATAACGTTAAAGTCAACAGTTTTCAGTGCTGCCAAAGCCGCAGTAATTACTCCTGCTGTGTGAGCTGCTCCCAGGTTGTAAAGTATAACTTTACTTGCGTTTTTCAATATTTCATTTATAAGCAGTTTATCAGCATCAGTTACACCCACAGGATATTCGCTTATATCAGTTGGTGTAATTTCGTACATTTCTCCTGCAGCTCCAACGCTAACTTCCTGCAATAAAACCACTATTCCCCTATCACCAAGGGTAATAGACAATGGTGCATTGGTAAGAAAATTAAAGTAGGCTCCTGGAAGCACTTTATTTTGACTGGTCCATGTTCCACCCATATTTTCACTCCTTTATATATTTGTATTTGTTGTTTCTGTTTGCATCGGTACTCCAATTTCAGTTTTGATTTCAGAGTAAATAACGTCAAATGTGAGATGCAGCACATTATCAGTTGTAATTGTCTTTTTATTTAGCACCCTGAAGGTACCTATTAAATCAAAAGCCCTTAGAAAATTAAGCTGCATGCTTTGACAATCCGTGTTAATCTCCGCTTTTGATTTGTCGCTGAAGTATGCAATATCAAATGACAACTTGCTTTTATACTTGACATTCAACCTTTTGCCATAATCCTGATCGGTAAGCGCGATTAAAAAAGAAGGTTTACTAAACCCCTGAGGAACATCTTCATCATAAATTGTAGCACCTGGATAAATCTCCAAAAGCTTGTTTACTATTGCTTGCTTAACACTACTTATCATGTCGTTTATTCACCCTTTCTACCTCTTTTTTAAACTCTCTTACCAGAGCCTTGTCAACCTTGTTTATTGCTTTTTCAAGCATAAATTGACCTTTTACCCATCCGATTGTTTCACCGGATCTATTCACAATTCTATGGCCGTAGTTTACATATGAGCTGTAGTCCATGCTGTTTACTAATACCTTTGTTACGCCCTTTGTGGATTTAACTGCAGGAGTCGATCTCCAGCTTTTCTTCATCCACCCTGTGACTGTGTTTGTATTACTCTTGGCATCAGCAACGCCCTCATTTACAGCCCTATTCAATACTTTGACATCAATGTCTACTATATCACCAAGCATGGCTTCAAGCTCTTTTCTAAACTTCTTGATAGCAGCCTGATTATACTTTTGATTGCTGTTCATGCTGTATCATCTCGCTTAGCACTGAATTCCTGATGGCTTTTGTACGGAATTCCTTCTCCAATGTCAAGTGTTCTCGTCTTTCCGTCTTTCATCGTGACAATTATACGGTCTCCCTCTTTTAAATCAGTTTCTAAAGCACAAAATAATATATAGGAGTTAATTATCGATGGGGCACCTTCCATGCCTGTATCAGTCAATTTTGGTTTGCTAAGGTGACACTTGACATCACTGTATAGTGGCACAGCAGGAAGTGTATTCTTGGTAATGCCATTAACTATGGATTTTTCCCATCTATAAACTGACATCTTATCTTTCCAAAGTCTCTCTAAGGCGCTCATTTTCGCGTCCTCCTGAAAGCTTTAAGATTGCTTTTATCGCTGTCAGAGAGGCCATAAGTTGTCTCTTTTGAGTTATTCGAATCGACATTATATGTTATTTTGGTATCACCTTCATCAATCGATTTAACATCGAATACAGCCGTCGTACCGTTCTCAGTTTCATAGTTGATTATAGACTTAACTTTCTTCCGGATAAATGGCTCCAGCTCTGCTGGTATTTCAACCTGAGAATAAACTTCTTCAAGAGTTATTTCCTGCATAGCAGCCAGAACTTCAAGAGGATATTTTGTCAGATTACAATAATTCATAACATTCTGGATAACATCCCCGATTATTAAATCTTTGTCATTAATATTCAGGTTGCTTTTTACTTTCGCAATTAAAGCACTTATAAGCACTGTATCAACTCCTTAAAAAAGGGAGCTGACTACTCAGCACCCTCTATATTTTTATTTTCTTCGTCTTCTCCAAGATCATAAATATCAGCAGCTTCATCGGCCTTTTTAATTGCTTCGAGAAGTTTGGCCTTTGTCATAGCTTCAAAGCCCTCAATACCTTTTTCCTTGGCGATTTCTTTTAAATCTGCAACCTTCAAAAGTTCCAGCGGCTTAGGCACTTCTTCATCGAAGGCATATCCTCTGACTTTTAATATTTCCACGGTCCTTTTGTCTTCCGTTTCAAGTTCCCCTTTTTCAAATGCACATAAAGGACGGTTGTTTTCACCGTCCCATACTATGCCGTGTCCTTTAAATTTCATCTAGCGCCTCCTATTCTAGTGCCATAAGGCCTGCTGCTCTTAATTTTGCAAGTAAAGCATTAAGATCAGTTACAGCACCAGCGGCATCAACAGCAACACTGTCAGCTTGATAAGCTAACTGTGCTCCATCTGGCTTTTTATCAAGTTCTATTCTTACTTCAGGTGCAATACCTACTCTTTCATCCATATTGAACCTCCTTATTGTGTTGCTAATCCGGTAACAGTTCCATGCATGAATGCTGGTCCATGATCAAGACCGAATTTACCATAAATTTGGCCATCTTCAGAGGCACCCACTTTTGAGAGTTCTTCATAGAAGAAGTTTCCTTTTTCAGGAACGGGCTGGAATACTGGTGCAAGTACTGACATTTCAGCAGCCAAAACAGAAGCTTGTGGCATGAATCTGTTTAAAGAAATACCGATGTTTCCAAAGTCGGTTTCAATCTGCTTTATGTTTGTTCCACCTATATTTCTATCTGTAGGAGCATATGAATATAGGCTTGTTATGACTTGTTTCTGGAAGCTGTTTACCCAAAGAACCATGTTGGAGAAGATAGCTCCATTATCATACATTTCTTTGAATAGCGATTGAAGCATAGCTTTTGTTAATGTTGCTGCGCCCCCTGCTACTGTATTACCAGCTGAGCATAAAGCTATAAGTCCTCTTGTCTTGTTTGCCACATCAGCTGCAGTGGATTTCTGATATACCCCATTGATTAAGGTGTACTCAACATCTCTCGCAATTTTCTTAAGAGCAGTCGCAATTTGAAAGTCTTTTTCGCTAGGTACATTGTTTGTCTGTCCCTGAGTATTAAGACCGCTTAATCTTCCGCCATTAGAGAGCTTCTCGTAAGAAATGGATACTTTCTCCTGGAAGATCTGAGTTACGTTTGTGCTTTGGTCTCTTACGAACCCTGTAGCTGCTGGAGCTGTCAATGATGCAGTTTCTGTTATAGCCGGTTGAGCTGCTGTAGGCATTGAATACTGAGAGTCTGTAGGAAATTCAAAATTATCTGTTTGTACGCCCCCAGTCATCCCGCCTATAGCGGTTAAAATAGGTGTGTTTAATTCGTCTGCAGTATATAAGTCACCTGCATAGTTTGGTAAATTCCATACTGTTCCTTGTCCTGTTACATTTACTGGCATATTTTATTCCTCACTTTCCTTTAGGTTGAATAATTGATTTTTAGCCGCCACTCTTTGAATAAATGGCGTTTTAGGATCATTTATAATCGCTTCAAGTTCCTGCCTCTTACCTTTTGGCGGCTGACTGCCACCAGTATTGTTAGGCTGGCCACCTTTTACAGGCGGTACAAATAAATCCTTATATGTTTCTTTGATTGTTGTAAGCTGCTCATCGATACCAAGTACTGTTCCGTCAGCTGCAACCGATAACTTTGTCTTATCGAATTTAGTTGACAGTAAGTCCGGATATTTAGTATCAGTCAGCTTAGCCTGGATTGCAGAATTAATATTAATCTCTTTTATTTTGTTTTCATATTCTGTCTTTGTAGCTGTGTTTGCATCCTGCAGCTCTTTGATAGTCTTTTCGAGCTCCTCATTTCCTTTAACTTTTTTATTAAGTTCCGTCAACTGAGTATCTCTATCTTTAATCTGTTTTTCCAGGTCTTTCTTTGTTTCATTTACTTCATCAAATCTTATCTTAGGAATAAATCCCTTCAACTCTTCCAATGAAGCCTGTTCAACTTTTAAAGCCACAGCTTCTTCAAGTCCTAATGCTATTAATTCTTCTTTTTTCATTTTCTTTCGTCCTTTCAAATACATTATTTTTTCGTGGTTCAGTCCACGTTATTTGTCTTATCAGTTAACGTCCGTAATACCAAAGTGACGAATCTTAAAGCATATAAATAAGGCCTTTACCCAAGCCTTCTGGGAGATAGAGGATCACCTAACCTTTCTGAATTATTTTCTTCATGATTAGTTAAAATCACCTCCTACAAACAATTTGCATCTTGAAAAGCTCTTAACATTTTAGGGAACTGAATTGCAATCCAGTCAACCATTTCCTCGCACTGTGACCATGCCCCTTCGTATTGCAGAGAATTTCCGGATAATCCGCTTTCATGTAAAAAAGCGTGAATTATTTCATGTCTCAATACTTTTTTATTGTATTCGGCTAAATTATCTGTCATATTGTCTTTTTTTGTTCTTCTTCAGTATATTCTCTTACAACTAATGTTTTATTAGGGCTATCACAATAACCATCATAATCCTTTAAGACATCGTCATCTTTTAATAGTCTGAACTCTATTTTGTATTCTGTTCCTAAAATATTTACCGCCAATTTGACACCTCCTATATTATTGCAATAAAAAACCCCGGATTACTCCGGAGTCATACCTGGACTGTTACGCTTCAATGAGAGGCTTCGCAGGGACTATTCTTATTTAATTAAAACATTGATTTTACTAATGCTTTATAAACTTTATCATCAATTTCTAATAAACTTTTTTTACCGTCTTTGAATTGTATTGCCACCTGGTAGGTCCCTTTATTCTTGGCTGAAAGTGCACCACCTATCAATCCTACTGGACCTAAAAGAGCCCCTCCAACTATTCCACGACCTATACCACCTGCTGCAGATTTCCTGTGTTCATCAGTTATAACTTCATAAGTTTCTACGGAATTCTTATTTAATAGTAGTGGTTTAAATAAACTTACGGCTATACTGCACGCCCCAGCCGCTTGAACTACATTTTTACCATTATAATCCCTTGCAATTACCATATTCATAACATTACCTCCCTTTTGGTAATATTATATACACTATTTGCTAAATTTTTCAAGCCATTCTTTATATTTTATATCTGCAGGAACTTTATAACCTTTACCATCACTTGCCCTGGCAACCCTTGATGTTCGTTCCATGTCATCATAGTAGGGTATAGTCGTTGTCCTGCAAAACTGATGATAAGGAGGATAATTTTCACCAACAACTGCTTCATTGATGTTGTAGATCTCTCCGTCTTCATCCTGGCATATTTCTGAAGTTTTGCTGTCTAAAGTTGCAAGTATTTCATACTTTTCAACACCATCTTGCTTATATGCTTCAAGTGAGCCTTGCTCCGCAATAAAGGCCCCTTCTGTGTGAAGTAATCTGTAGGCTTCAAACTCTCTTACATCGAATTTCTTAGCAAAATCGTAACTCAGTGCTGCTGGATTCTTGCCAGTAACGATCATTGTCGTTATGTTCTCCCTCAGCTGCTGAAGCATATAATCTTTCTGCCTCCATAGTCTATCAGAAAAGTTTGCACCGTTAAACGGATAATTTATCAATTCTTCCACAGCTTTTGCATTTATCTGTGCAAATTCCTGATGGAATCCACTGTACAAATCAATATTATACCAGGTTCTATAATAGCTTTCAGAATAAACCCCTTTCAGTAGGTCCTCACCCTTTACCTGGTATTCTATTGCATACAGCTGTTGAAGTATGGCGTCAATTTGTTTTTCTAGCGCCTGGTATCTGGTTATTCTGGCCCGGATGGACATGTTGTTGAGCTCCTGGTTGTACTTGTTCATGTTTTCTTTAGCCAGAGCTATGAATGAATTTAGACCTCTTATTTCTTCCCGGCTCAACATCTGATGCGCAGCCGCCCAAGATACTTTATTCTCTCTTGCATACTTACCGTAAAACTCATTGATGGCTTGCTGCACTTCTTTCTTTGCCTGTTCAAAAGACCTCTTCAGTTCTTTATAATAAGCATTTACTTGCTTTTCTCCTGCAAGAAATTTCTGTTCCTGGCGTTTCTGCCAATATAATTTATCTTCTTTATTCAAGGTTTATCACCTACTCTTCAATATTGCCTGTGCCGCCAAGAAGCTTAACTTCAGTTGTTTTATTTTCCTCTTCAATTTGCTTTATCTCATCTTCAACATTGTCAACCCATGGGTGGTTTGTGATTATTGTCTTATCAGAAATAACACCTTTACTGTTTGCGCAGTCTTCAATTGCTTGAGATTCATTAATGGCAATGTCACGATTGAACACTATGTTTATTTCAGCATTTGAAGTTGATTGCTTTGTTATTTCCATGTACCTATTAACAAAATAAAGAAGTTGTTCGAATGCCCATTTAAAGCTATCCTCCAGAGCATTACATTTCAAGTCAAGCCCTGAATAAATGAACTTAAGAGCAATACCGGAAGGACTGTTTCCAAGTTTATCAGAATTCTTGTCCACTCCTTGCCCAAAATCAAAGATATCCTTTTTAAGTTGCTGGAAGTGTTTCTCTGCGGCATCGATATTTATGGTTGTTTCAATCTTATCAAGTCCAGCATTTTCATCGGCATCTAACTTCACAGCTCTATAATAAGATAAGTCTCTCATGAATTCAGAAAGATTTTCTCCGCCATAGCCACGTAATGCCATTATAAAATTTTTGATATCTTCGATATCATTTGAAACATCGGACCTTGTTTTATCATAATCATCAACCAAAGTTTTCACAAACTGAAGATCCGGCAACTCAAAGTCATTGTTCTTGAATGGTATGAACGGAACTTTCCCCCAGCTCCCTGACTCATTTCCAATTATGAAATGCGGTATTATGTTGCTTTCATATTCAGCATCAAGATACATCTCAGAATCAAGTATAACCCGGCCATTTCCATCAAGCATGTAATACGTAACACCTTCGACAGTGTGATACTCTATCTTAGTTATGTACTTTCTCTCTTTGCCTTCGTAGACCTCAACGTCATAATACCTGATAAAAGCTTCAAGCTCCTCGTGATCATTGTCAATCCATATTGGTATACACTGTTCTGAAGACAACTTCAATGTTTTAAATTTCCCCATAACATTTATGTATGGATGCAGCCAAGCGATTCCTTTGTTGCTAGCTTCTGTTCCTAACTGAATGAATTTTTTCTGAAATCTCTTGCCAAGAATATCTTGAGCATTTTTCAAGTAGGTTTCCTCTTTGCATTCTAATGAATATGGCTTAACGAGAAGATAATTCACTTTATCGTCAACCAAAGTATGCATGAAGCCATGCGCCAGCTTGTTGTTTGTTTTAGTGTCATCCTCAACCGGTTGCTCATTCTCATAACGATACATTTTACGATTGAGAACATCATTTTCAACCTTGTAATATTTCTCGCCTTTAACCATGAGCTGACGCTCTTTAGATATATTGAAATCATCCAAGTATATTTTTATGAGTTCTTCTCTAGTTAGTATGTTAACATCATTTTTTATCACTATCTCACCTCTTTATTTGAATACTTCCATACCTTTCTTGTCTATGTTTTCAGCAATTCCTGTTGTTGCGTCAGGACCGTCATCGTGTGGGTTCTTGCCTTCTTTTTGATACTTAGACATAGCCGAATAATATTCTGGCCACTTATCACGCCAGTTAATAGGGTAATAAATATGGTCCATAACCCAGGTGCTGTTTGAAAGAATCCTAGCAATCTTATTTTTACTTTGATGGAACCACTTAACTCTTGTTTTATTACTGCGAAATACATCTTTAAGTATTCGTTCAACAGCTCTGGCAAAACCACGTCCACCGTTATTTGATTCTATATCCGCAATGTTTACACCAAACTCATATAATCTTCTGGCCGTTTCTTTTTCAGTAACTTCCATAGGATCCTTTGTATAATACACATCAAGAACGTAGGCTTCTTTATGGTACACACCATAAATAATATTACATAGATAATCGGAGCCTTCATCCGCTGTATCACAATAGGCCTTAATTGTTGTAAATAATAAATTGCCCTTATCATCCATAGGCAGCTTCGTATATGTTTTAAAACTTGTATATAATCGACCTTTAATGTCAATTGGCTCCTGCTGATAGTTGGCACTGAATATGTCAAGCCCCATAGCCTTTTTCTTATTCTCGGCAGATCTACGTGAGAGTATTTCAGGGCACAACATTGTTCCGTCATCCTGGATTGCTTTCATCGTTATATGTTTAATCTTTGCACCAATTTCAGTAAAGTGCTTTAAAGCTCTTCCGGCTAGATCTAAACTGTGCCACCTGGTCATTACAATGAGTATCTTGCCACCTTCTTCAAGACGAGATAACATTGTATTAGTGAACCATTCCCAGTGCTTTTCAAGCACATCAGCGTTGTTTGCTTCCAGAGCTGATTTTATTAAGTCATCTATGAGCATAAAGGTACAACCAAAACCTGTCGCAGTACCTGTCGGAGATGTGGCCAGGTAATTATTATAACCACCTTCCAAGCTCCATAAGTTCATGGCTCCATCACCACGTTTTATCTTAGTGTCTGGGAAGATGTCAGAATAAACGATTTTATTCTCATCTGCTTTTTCTTCCTGGATGCTATTTCTAACATTCTTTGAAAACATAGTTGACAGAGTTTCATTGTATGATCCTGTCATTATTTTTTCTTCTTTATTTTTCCCTAGGATCCATTCAACTAACAGTCCAGCTGTTCTTGATTTACCGTGTCGAGGAGGTAAATTGATTATACCAACTTCATCATCGGATTCGTAAAAGTCCTGAAGATCATTACAGAATTCAATGAGGTATTTTCTATTATCTTTGTAAAACTCAGGTGCTTTAATATTGCAATAATAAAAGAACTCGCGTCTTGCAAGTTCTAAAGTAAATTGTTTTTCTAATTCAGGTGTCATTTCTTCCCCAACGCCTTTTTAATATCTTCTGTTGAAATTCCTTCGAATGGATTATTAATTTGCCCTGAGTGTTCTATTTGTTGTTTGTCTCTCCATAAATCAGGTCTTCTATTCTTTAACCAGAATATCTGTGCTGTTGTGTCTGGAATAACTTCTTTTATTGTTGTAGTAACCTTTTTACCATCTTTTTTACTTACTTCAGTTTTAGTTTCAACATAAGCATATCCTAAAGCACGTTTTAACAATGCATTCTCAACCTGAATGTCAATTACATCCTTGCCCCTTTTTAAGGCCTCGCAAATCTCGCAATACTTTTCCTTGTATCTATATAAAGTTGCGACATTTATGTTCATATTCTGTGCTATTTGCTCATCAGTTAAACCGTTTCTTGCCCATGCTTCAAGCTTCAGCAAGCCTTCAGGTGTTAACCAATATTCATACTTGCCTTTGGCCATCCAGCTCACCTGCCTTTCATTAAAAAAGACACCCTATTGGATGTCTTCAATTTATTTATTTGTTTAACTTTTCTCTTAATTTATTGATAAATTTAGCGATTTCTTCTGCAGTTTCTTCATTGTCAGCACCACTATAAAGAAGTCCCTTCTCGATCATGGCTATTGTTATTTCTTTTATGTATTCATCATTCATTTTTCTCTCCCCCTTTTTGTATGACGATAATTACCAATATTATACCAAGGAAAACTATTTCAATCAACATTATTTTACAATTTATAGCAATCTTTGCCCGCCCCTATCCCTATGCAGTTTAGTTTCACGATCTGCATCATCACAATAAAAAAGAACTCGGTTAAGAGTTCTTTATATATTTTTTATATTCCATTTTCTATAAAATTTTTAAGTGTATACACTAGTGCTTGTACGTTTTCAATCTTAGTATCGATATCATTAAAACTAAAATTATCTTTCCTCCTACAAGCATCTTCGTACTTATTTTTAAAAGTATCATTTCCTCGCATAACTTTTTTGTATAAAGTCATTTCGGCTTTTATCTTTTCATATTCAATTTCTAATTTTTCCTTTTCTTTCATTAAAACTTCTAAGTCAGCTTTCAAGTCCTCTAATAACTCATTATAAGCAATTTCTTTATAATCTTTTCCCATAGTAAAAATTCCCCCCATACATTTTTCTTTTATTGTACTACGGAAAACATTACCATGCAATAGCTGAATAAAAAAAGGCCCCTTAAATCTGAACTGCTTCCCGTCAAGTAGACAGTTAAAATAATAAAACTGTTTAACTAGGAGGGAGCATTTTGTATAGAAACAAATATACACCAGAGGAGAAAATATTAATAGTTAAAAAAGTTATAGAAGGAAAGCATAGTATTAATTCTTTGGCAACATCTTATAGTTTAAGTTATACTACACTAAAAGAATGGGTTCGAAACTATCAATCTATTGGTTCTGATGCATTTTATACGATAGGTTGGGCAAATAGGACAATTGAAGAAAAAGAAGCTGCTGTTTTAGATTATATTTCAGGTAAAGGATCATTAAGTGACATTTGCAAAAAATACAAAATTTCAGATACAAAAGCACTTCGCAGATGGATTTTGAAGTATAATAGTCATGAGAAGCTTAAAGCTTCTGGAAAAGGAGGAAGCACTATCATGACCAGAGGAAGAAAAACCACATTTGATGAACGAGTTGAAATCGTACAGTATTGTATTGCTAATAAACACAATTATGCTGAAACATCCAAAAAATTTCAGGTGTCGTATCAGCAAGCACGAAATTATACAGTAAAATATGAATTGGGCGGAGTTGAAGCTTTGGAGGATAATCGAGGCAAAAGAAAATCTGAGAATGAAATGTCTGAATTAGAACAACTTCGTGCTGAAAACAGGATTTTAAAAGCTGCAAAAGAATGTGCTGAGATGGAGGCATCATTCTTAAAAAAACTCGAGGAGATAGAAAGGAGGCGGGGATAAGCCTGATCCGTCATGAATACATATATCAGGCAATTAAAGAAGAAAATGAGGAACATCATTATCCAATAAGTGCACTTTGTAAGCTGGGAAAAGTATCTCGTGCTGCTTATTATAAATGGATACATAGAGATATTCCAGCGGGTGAACTTAAAAATCAATATATTGCTGATGAAATAGAGAAGATTCATGGAGATTCTCCAGATAAAGGATATCGTCGAATCAGAGATGATTTGGAACGATATCATGATATAAAGGTCAATGATAAGAGGGTATTACGTATCTGTCGCAAAATGGATATAAAATCAACTATCAAATATGCAAACAATGGATGTACAAGACAAGCAGCTAATCCGAAGCATATAGCTGAAAACATCCTGAATAGGGAGTTTACAGCTGAAGCTCCAAATGAAAAGTGGCTTACTGATGTAACGGAATTTCATTTTTACATTGGAATTGAAAAGCATAAAGTCTATTTGAGTGCAATCCTAGACTTATATGATAGAAGAATCGTTTCTTACATCATCAATGATTCAAATAACAATGCATTGGTTTTTGATACATTTGATGCTGCAGTTGACGCAAATCCGGATGCACATCCCATTTTTCATAGCGACAGAGGATATCAATATACAAACAGAATATTTCACTTAAAACTTGAAGCTGCTGGAATGACACAGAGCATGTCAAGGGTAGCCAAATGTATTGATAATGGACCAATGGAAGGTTTCTGGGGGATCATTAAAAGAGAACGCTACTATGGAAAAAGATTTACCAGCAGAGAATCTGTTATTGAAATGATAGATAGTTACATCAAATACTATAATAACAAAAGATTACAAAGGAACTTGGGTGTGCTAACACCAATGGAAAAACATGAAATATACATGAAAGCAGCATAAAAACTGCCAGTAGGTATTACCAGCTGGCAGAAAAGATTTATATTTTTTTAATTGTCTACTTGATGGGAAGCAGTTCAATTTCTGTAAAGGGTATTTGTATTTTGATGAAGCTGTAAGTAGTACATCGAAAGAAATTTCATGCTCTTAGACTTACCTATGCAACAAAATTATTTTTGTGGTTATGAAAATCACACTTTTAATTTTGCAAGAACAAATCTAAACCATATAAATAATATTATTCCTTTTAGTATTGAGGATATACTAATGCTCCACCAAACACCGGATAATCCTAATACCGT